GTCACGTCTCCCTCCCCACTCCCTCAGCTCAAAACCTGCCCCCACTGCAACGAGCAACTTCCGGAGACGGATTTCTCGGTCGACAAGAGCAAGGCCAGCGGCCGAAAAAGCTGGTGTAAGACGTGCGACAACGAGCGGTCTAGGCGCTACTACGACCAGAACGCGGATCGGGTTATCGAGCGAATCATCGCCAGGAGGCCGAAAAAGGTTCGCCTCTGCGCCTGTGGACGGCCGACTCGCTCCGCGAAGAGTCCATACTGCCAAGACTGCCTTCGTCTCGCGGAAGAGCGCCGTTACATCAAGAAGGCACAAACTTTGAAGCTCACCGGGCGCAAGCGTGAGCGAAAACAGGAAAAGACGGCCAAGCGCGGATATGGCGGGAAGCACCAGCGATTGCGTAGGGAGTGGGAGCCGAAGGTCGAGTCCGGGCATGTGCGCTGCGCGCGCTGTGGAAACCCGATCCGGAAGGGCGAACCGTGGGATCTCGGTCACCATGACCTGGATCGAAGCCGCTGGACTGGTCCGGAGCACGCACGCTGTAACCGAGCGACCGCGAAGCGCAAGAAGCGGGCTTCACGGCGGTGGTAACCGCCGAGCTCGTCGCGCCGCGGTTCTGCTGGGTCCCGCCGCATACTGACTCCCGGGGCGAAGAGGCGGTCGAGTTCTGCCGCGAACACGGCCTGGTACTGGACGAGTGGCAGGCGCTCGTGCTCAAAGACAGCCTCAACCTCCGCGCCGACGGCCGCTGGGCGGCTTTCGAGGTCGGCGTCAACGTCTCCCGCCAGAACGGCAAGGGCGGGATCATCGAGGGGCGCGAGCTGACCGGCATCTTCCTCTTCGGCGAGCGGCTGATCACGCACTCGGCGCACCAGTTCGACACCTCGATGGAGGCCTTCATGCGCATGGAGGAGATTCTCGAGGAGTCCGATCTGCACAAGCAGCTGAAGCCGAAGGGCGGGGTCGTTCGCTCGCACGGCGCCGAGGGGTTCGTGTTCGAGAGCGGACAGCGGATTCGCTACCGGACCCGGACGAAAGGAGGCGGGCGAGGGTTCTCGGGCGACTGCCTGATCCTCGACGAGGACATGATCCTGCCGGAGTTCTCGATCGGCGCGCTTCTGCCGACCCTGTCGGCCAAGTCGATCACCGGCAACCCACAGGTCTGGTATCTGGGCTCGGCCGTCGACCAGCAGGTTCACGAGGATGGCGTCGTCGCGGCGCGGATCCGGGAGCGCGGGATTCGCGGATACGACCCTTCGCTGGCGTATTTCGAGTGGTCGGCGCCTCAGCCGAAGGAAAAAGAGGTCTGGGTGCCCGACCAGGTCGACGACGAGTACCTCGAGACCCCGGAGAACTGGCGACTGGCGAACCCTGCTCTCGGAATCCGGATCTCGGAGGAGCACGTCGAGAACGAGTTGCGCTCGATGGGGCGTCGGACCTTCGCCGTGGAGCGGCTGGGGATCGGCGACTGGCCCGCCACGGACGCCAACGCGCTCGCGATCGAGGGCTGGGAGGACCTGGAAGACCCGGATTCGGTCCTGGTCGACCCGGTCTGCCTCGCTTTCGACGTCTCGCCCGATCGTGCCTGGGCGAGCATCGGCGCCGCCGGCGCCCGGCCTGATGGGCTGGCGCATATCGAGGTGATCGAGAACCGGCGCGGGACCGGCTGGGTTGTGGCCCGGCTGGTCGAGTTGCGCAACAACCATCGCCCGCTGGCGATCATCGGCGACGGAGCGAGTCCTGCATCGGCGTTGATCCCGGCGCTCGAGGAGGCAGGAGTCGAAGTCCTGAAAGCAAGCGCCCGTGACCAGGCAGATGCCTGTGGAGTGATCTTCGATTACGCCAAGGATGCGAAGCTGCGCCACCTTGGCACGAAGGAGCTCCGCGACGCGCTCAAGGGTGCCGCCAAGCGTCCGCTCGGCGATGCCTGGGCCTGGTCACGCAAGAACTCAACCGTCGATATCTCGCCGCTGGTCGCTTGTACGCTCGCGCTCTGGGGGTTTTCGACCCATCAGCGCACGGGCGAGTTCATGCCCGACGTCGGGGACCTGTTCGAGCAGATCCAGGGCGAGGAAGAGGAGGACGATCTGCTGTGATTTCGGTGGTCATCCCGACGATCCGAGGCCGCGAGCATCACCTTCGCCGCTGCGTGGACGCCTACCGGACAACTGCTGAGGAGATGCCGGTCGAGTTGATCGAGATTCACAACCGCCCGACCTGCGGTGAGGCCTGGGCCGAGGGCGGCGCGCAGGCAACCGGCGACTACATCCACTTCAGCGCCGACGACCTCGAGCCGCATCCGGGCTGGTGGAAGCCCGCGATCGAGTGTGTCAAGACCGGAAAACTCCCCTGCCCGCGGATTCTGAAGCCGGACGGGACCCTGGAGTCCTGTGGTCAGTGGGGGACTGAGATGGAAGACGGCGTCGAGACCAACATCGCCCGCATTCCCTTACTCAGCCGCGCGCAGTGGGAGCAGGGCGGCTGGACGATCGACCAGCACTACTACACCGACAACTGGGTCTGGCACCGCGGACAGGAGCTCGGATACCCGACTGTCGTCTGCCGGGACTACCTCTTCACCCACTACTACGCTGCCGAGGGCCGGTTGGAGACGATCGACGACGACTGGCAGCTGTACGTCGAGGCGGGAGGGCAGTTTTGACCAGCACGAGCTATCGAGAGCCCTGGTTTTTGCGGTTTATCGGCTGGATCTACGGCAGCGACAAGTTCAAGACGCCGCCCACTGCTCGGATGAAGTGCGTTCAGTGCGGCCGCGTTGAGGATGAGCGAGGCCATGTTGACCACGAGCCTGGTTGCGGGGGGATGACCTGGGAATGATCTGGTCCTGCACGCCCTACAACGGCGAGGCCGACGTGCTCGAGATTCGACTGGGCACGCTCGAGGGTGTCGTGGACAGGCACGTCGTCTGCGAGGCGAACGTCACCCAGCGCGGAGTGGAGAAGCCGTTCTGGTTCGAACAGCAGGTCGAGCGGTTTGCGCCCTGGATCGAGCAGATTTCCTACCTGCAGCTCGACCTGCGCGGGAACATGGGCTACTGGACGCGGGAGCGGACCCAGCGCGACGAGATGCTGGCCGCGGTGGAGTTGGAGGACGACGACGTGCTCCTGGTCAGCGACGTCGACGAGATCCCCGACCCGCGCTTCCTCGACCCGGAACTGGCCGCCGAGCACCCCGTCAAGCTCGAGATGACCATGCACATGTACTACCTGAACTGGGTCTGGCGCGAAAAGCCGGTCAGGAACGGCACCAGGGCGACTCTGATCAGCGGGCGCAAGCTGCGCGAGGCTTCCGGGCATGGTCTGACGCAGTTCTGCGAAGCTGGCTTCCCTGCCTTGCAAGCAGTGGCCGGCTGGCCCCTCGCCTACCAGCTCGACGGCAAGGCGATGCGCGAGAAGATCGCCAACATCGCCGACGACTGGTGCGTCGAGTGGGCGAAAAGGGCGCCTGAGCACTTCGAGTATTGCCGCAGAACGGGCTGGGACCTGTTCGACCGGCCCGAGAGACAGTGCGACTGGGTGCCGGACTGGGAAGCCCCGCCTTATGCGCTCGATAACCGTGAGTTATTCGCGCACATGTTCATTGAGGAGCCTGCGGCGGTGGCTGCGTGAAGAGCGAGATGGAGCGAGAACTGGTGCGCTTGCTGGACTCGATCGACGCTGTCCAATCCAAGCTCGATCGAGCGCGCGAGCGGGAGGCGGCGCTGCGGGAGTGGATTGACGGAGAACGCGGTGACGGCACAGCAGACGAAGTGTTGCGCCAAGCCCTCCACCCGGAGGCTCGATCTTGAAGATCCTGGTCACCGGCGCCCGCGGCTTCATCGGCTCGCACCTCTGCCCCGAGCTCGTCCAGCACGACGTGATCGCGGTCGATCGCGAGGAAGACCTGCTTGTTCCGGGCACGGCGCTGCGTCTGGTCACTGCCACGAAGCCCGATCTGGTCATCCACTTGGCCGCGAAGGTCGGACGGCTGTTCGGCGAGGTGGACTTGCTCGAGACGGTCAACTCCAACGCCGGCATGACGGCCTTGGTGGCGTCGGTCTGCGGTGAGCAGGGCATCCCGCTCGTCTACGCCTCGTCCTCGGAGGTCTACGGAGACGGCTGCGAGCACACCTGGCGCGAGGACCAGCTGCACTGGGCCGACCCGCACAACCTCTATGGCCTCTCGAAGCGCTGGGGGGAGGACGTCTGCCGCCTCTATGCGCCCGAGAACCTGACCGTGCTGCGCCTGTCGATGCCCTACGGGCCCGGTCATCCTCCCGGAAGTGGGAGGGCGGCGCTGACGCAGTTCCTCGATTGTGCGATGCGCGGAGTCCCGTTGACCGTTCACCGCGGCGGCGAGCGCTCCTGGTGCTGGATCGGCGACACAGTGCGCGCGATTCGGATGGTGATCGAGTTCGGGGACTACGGAGACTGGAACATCGGCCGCGACGACAACAACACCTCGATGCGGAGGGTGGCAGAGATGGCCTGCGACCTCGTCGGCGCCCCGCATGAGCTGATCCGGGAGGTCGATCCGCCGGCTCGGCAGACGGTCATCAAGCGCCTCTCGACCGAGAAGCTCTGCTTGCTGGGCTGGAAGCCGGAGGTCGAGCTCGAGGAAGGGATGCTGCGGACGCTGCGCTGGCTTGAAAATAGGCAGGAGATGGCTGCGTGAGTAGGACCTCGAGGCACCCGATCGAGAACCCGGATGAGCGGTCATTCGCTAACAGGTGGGCACCGCTCGCCCTGCTCGGCGGGATCGCTGTTGCGGTCGCTGGTCTCGTAGTTGTGCTCACAATTCTGACTTGAGGAGGAAAGCATGACGCTTCAAAGCGATGCAGATGAGGCCAAGAGAGAATTGCTCCGTTTGTTTGAGCCTGTGGCGGTGCTTGTCTTGCGTGCGCTCAATGCCTACCTGCACTGGATGAACCGAATGCTGGCGCGTTTCGAGTGAAGGTCGTCGCGCTGATCAGCTTCTTCGACGAGCGACCGGACTGGCTGAGCGCGTGCGTGGCCTCACTCAACGGGGTAGCCGATCACATCGTCGCGGTCGACGGCGCCTACCGGCTCTTCCCGCAGGCTGAGGCTCACTCGGGCGACATCCAGGCCGGCGCGATCGTCGGGACCGCGCAGGCGCTCGAAATGGGCGTCACCTACATGGCGCCGCAGACTCCGTGGCTGCGGAACGAGGTCGAGAAGCGAAACCACGCGCTACAGCTCGCGCTGCTCGAGTGCGAGCCGGACGTAGACTGGATCCTGGTCATCGACGCCGACTCGCTCGTCACCTCCTGCCCGCACGACTTCCGCGACGTGCTCGCGGACACCAAGGAGAACGTCGGCAGCTACTACATCACCGAGGACTTCGAGGGCGGGACGGGCAAGTACGGAGCTCGCTACCTCTACCGGGCGCACCCCACGCTCCACATCCGCTACGCCCACTTCGACTACCGGCGCCTGGACGCGAGCGGGAACGAGGTCTGTCTCTGGGAGAACGGCGGGCTGCCCTGCTGCCCGACCGATCTGGTGATCGAGCACCGCCGCAACCAGCGCAACGAGCAGCGCAACAAGCGTGCGCAGCGCTACTACCTGCTCCGGGACTCTCACAAGATCGAGGTTTTCGCGCCTCTGGCGCAGCCTGGCGCTTGACAAACACCTTAGATGGTGTCATACTGGTGTCATGGATAAGGAAACACAGAGGAGGAATGGGATGACAGAGCAGTATCAGATGAACCGCCCCGGCTTCAATCGCCGCGAGGCGTGCCGCGGACACTTCAACTCCGTAGAGATCGAAGAAGTCGACTCAGACGACGGAATCGACTACATCGACTGGGACGCCCGCGAGGCTGCTGGATATCCAAAGGGTGTCGAACTCACTTACCGCATCATCAACGGCGAGACCGTCCGTTTTCGGGACGGCGTGGCTTACTAAAGATGGCCCGCCCCAAGACTGACCCACAGAGGAGGAACATGAACGCGCAAGTCACATTCGTGCCTTTCCCCGATGAACAGCGGTTTGGTGTCTACAAGCGTCGTCTCGTCGAAGTGATGAACGAGCCGAACGAGACTGAGTTCGAGATTCGCGATGTCGAGTCTGGCATTGGAGACACGGTTCCTCGTTCAGCCGTGAAGCTTGATGCCGCGTCCTAAGACCGACCAGACCCGCCGCACACTCCGACTCCCCCCAGAGTTGGATGTGCGCGTGAAGGCTGCGGCGAGTGACAACAGCCGCAGCATGAACGCCGAGATCATCCAGCGGCTCCGGGCTAGCTTCAAGGCGAAAAGCACTCGCTAAGCCGATAGGCAGGAGGAATGCGCCTCCTGCCACGTCTGCGTAGCAAGCCAGAGGAGCGCTCGCTCGGCTGGCAGGACAACTCGCGCCCGCCTAACTGGCTGGACATCAACGCCGGGAGCGGGTATTCGCCTCTTCCGGTCTCGCTCGAGAGCGCCTACGGCCTGCCTGCGGTGGCCGCGGCGATCCGTCTGGTCGCCGAGACGATGGGAAGCCTGCCGCTGGCGGTCTACCAGGGCTTCGAGGCCGAGAAACGGCGTGCGACGGACAGCTGGCAGTACGGCCTCCTGCACGACCTGCCGGGGATGGGCGACTTCACGCCGTTTGACTTCATCAGCGACATCACCGCCTGCGTCGAGGCGGGCGGGAACGCCTTCGTCAAGAAGGTGAAGGCGGCGGGACAGGTGATCGCCTTGCTGGTGATCGACCCGGCTCGGGTCGTGGTCAAGCGCGAGCAGGGCGAGAAGTACTTCCTGATCAAGAACGCCGAGGGCCGGGAGGAGCGCTACACCGCCGCCGACATCCTCCACATCCGCGGATTCACCCTCAGCGGCAACGACCTGGGCCTCAGCCCGATCGGGGTCCACCGGACGAAGCTCGGGGCGCAGATGGCGCGCGACCAGTTCGAGGGTCGCTTCTTCGGCCAGGGAACGAACTTCGGCACAGCGATCGAGTTCCCGGCCGGCAGCAGGGTGACCGAGGACGAGCAGAAGAACTTCCTGCGCCGCTGGATCAGGAACCACTCGGGCGTCTCCAACTCTCACCTGCCGGTTCTGCTCACGGACGGCGCCAAGGTCTCGAAGATGGGCATGAACCTCGCCGATGCGCAGTACGTCGAGAGCGAGAAGCTGAACATCGTCCAGGTGGCGAACATCTTCCGCCTGCCGCCTTCCTGGCTCGGCGCGGAGCCGCCGCGGAACACGACCAGTGAGCAGGAGCTGCTTCGCCTCTACGTCGCGCTTTTGCCCCGGATCCGGCGGATCGAGATCGCATTCCGAAGCGATTCCGACCTGTTCCCCGATCGCTCGCTCTATCCGGAGTTCGACACGGCCGAGCTCGTCCGCACAGACGCCAAGACGGCGGCAGAAGTCGAGCACATGCGTATCCAGGACGGCTCGTTGCTGGCGGATGAGGCGAGGGCCAAGCGCGGCGAGGCGCCGCTGCCTCCGATTCCCGACGACCCGACCAAGGAGCCGGGCAAGGTGCCGCAGCTGACGCCGGTTGGAGGGCAGGCAAACCCGAACCAGAACCAGGTCGCGCCCTAGATGCCCTGGCACGTCGTCAAGAACTCGTCGCAGTGCCCTGACTCGAAGCCCTACGGCGTGGTCAAGGACAGCGACGGCTCGCTGGTCGCCTGCCACGCGAGCGAATCCGATGCCAACGACCACCTCGCAGCGCTCTATGCGAGCGAGCAAAGCAGTCAAGCCGATAGGCAAGACGTGGCCGATCGCCTACAGGAACTGCGCGATTTCCTCCCGGACGTCGACGAGAACCTGCAGCGCTACTTCCCCTTCGCGGTGGAGGAGCTGCGGGACTCCGGCGACAAGCTCTCGCTCTACAACGTCCGCGGCTACGCCTCGGTTTACGACTCCTGGAGCCTCGACCTGGGTGGATTCCGCGAGCGGATCATGCCCGGCGCTTTCGACGAGGTTCTGGAGGCCGGGCCGGCGGTGGCGCACGTCTGGGACCACGACACCTCGAAGATTCTCTCGGCCACCTGGAACGACACGCTCACGCTCTCGAGCGACACGCACGGCCTGCAGTTCTACAGCCGCGTAGCCAAGACGGACTACGCGAAGGACCTGCGCGTCCTGCTCGAGCGTCGAGACATCAAGGAAGCCTCGTTCGCCTTCACCGTCGCCGAGGACGGCGAGGAGTGGCGGATCGTCGAGGAAAACGACAGGGAGATCATTGAGCGCGACATCACCCGGGTCAACGGTCTCTATGACGTGACCACCTGCGCGATGGGCGCCTACCCGGCGACCACCTCCGCGCTCGCGCTTCGGTCCATTGTTCGCGGTCGCTCACCCGCTGTGAGGGCCATGCTCGTCGCCCAGGTTCAGGAAGAGCCAGGGGGCGAGCCACAGGAAGTCGCTCCGGAGACGGAGGGCACGCCTCAGGCGTCGGAAGTGGACGCCGAGAAGGAGAAGCGCGACATCGAGGAGTGGAAGGAGCGGCGCAAGGCCGACTATCTGAGCACTCGTCGGTTCGCCTTCGGTGTCAATTCCGACAAGGAGACGAACGAATGAGCACTCACATCGAGGAGCTCACTCTGCAGCGGGACGACCTGCTCAAGTCTCTCGACGACACCGCCAACCGAATCCAGGCCTTGCCCGACAACGCTCCCGAAGAGGAGCGCTCGGTGCTCGACCAGATCTTCGAGCGCGACAACGAAGCGGTAAAGCGGCTGACCGAGACGATCAGGAAGCGGCAGATCATCGCCGAGCAGCGGAGCGAGCTCGCACCACAGGACGAAGACGAGGTCTCAGGCAACGGCACCAGCAAGCGCCTGAGCGTGAAGGAGCCGCTGGTCTACGAGCGGAACTCGCAGCACTCGTTCTTCGCCGACCACGTCACCTCGAGGGCCGGCGACAGCGCGGCTCGCGAGCGGCTGGCCCGGCACGCGGCCCAGATGCGCATCGAGAAGCGCGACATCAGCCAGACGGCCGGTGCAGGCGGCGAGATGGTGGCCCCGGTCTACCTGCAGGATCAGTGGATCACGCTGGCCCGCGCAGGCCGGGTGACCGCGAACCTGATGAACCACAAGCAGCTCCGCGGTGACACGCTCGTCTACCACTACCCGAAGCTGACCGGCGGCTCGGCGACGGCGATCCAGACGGCAGACAACGCCGCCGTCCAGGAGACGGACCCGACGACCGCCGACTACAGCGTGGCGGTCAAGACGATCGCCGGTCAGGTCGACCTCTCGAGGCAGCTGTACGACTTCTCGAACCCGGGCATGGACGAGATCATCGCCTCGGACTTGGCGCAGGACTACGCGACCAAGCTCGACATCCAGGTGATCTCCGGCTCGGGCTCGGCTGGTCAGGCGCTCGGGATCAGGAACGTCGGCTCGATCAGCACGGTCACCTACACGCAGGCGACTCCGACGGTGGCAACGCTCTACCCGAAGCTGTCGGACGCCTGGCAGCGGATCTCGACCCTGCTCTACCGCAACGCCGACGCGATCGTGATGCACCCAGTTCGCTGGGCCTCGATCCAGGGCGCAGTGGACAGCGCGGGCCGGCCTCTGGCTTCCGCCGAGGCACCGCAGAACGCGGTCTCGCGCGGCGGCGCGGTCGTGACCGAAGGCCTGGCAGGCTCGATGCAGGGGCTTCCGGTCTACGTCGACCCGAACCTCCCGACCAACCTCGGCGCGGGCACCAACCAGGACATCATCCTGGTCATGCGCACCGCCGAGATGGACCTGTACGAGGACCCGAACGGGCCGCGGACGATGACCTTCGAGGACATCGGCTCCGGCACCCTGACGGTCCGCATCTCGGCCTTCGGGTACTTCGCCTTCGCGGCGGGTCGCTACCCGGCGGCGATCTCTCTGATCACGGGCACCGGCTTGGTGGCCCCGACCTTCTAGGAAGGAGGGTAGATCGATATGGCAGACGCAAAGAAGGAAGCCGAGGCATACGTCCGCGAAGTACCGGCAGACGTGCCAGAGGAGAACGTCGGCGATGGCGATCCGAAGTCAAACCTTCCGTCCGTGAAGGTGAGCGCGTCCGACATGCCCGACCCCGACCCGCGTCACGCGGGACCGGAGAAGGTCGGAGCATCCAAGGACGTCTTCGATCCCAACGCCGCTCTGCGCAAGGCGCGCGGAGTCGGCCCGGGCCTGCAGGACTCGGAGGCCATCCACCCGGCAGTCTGGGTGGACGAGGACTCCGACGAGGCTCGGAAGTCCGCTGCCGAGGCTCACGTCGAGGACGCACAGCGCGCTCTCGACAGGGCCAAGGCGAACGCCGAGAAGGTCAAGAAGGGTGAGCCGCTGGATCAGGAGATCCGGTAGGTGCATCTGCTCAAGGAACGGCTGGCGGCGCTTCTCTCAGCGAGGCGCCGCCAGCAGCCTTCCGAGGAGGAGGTCGTGCAGATGAAAGAGCGGGCACGACCGCCTCAGCAGCGTGCAGAAAGACGACCGAAAGACGTCAAGGAGAAGCGCTGAATGGAACTGATCTGGATCCTCCTGTTTGTCCTGCTGCTCCTGTTCATCTTCGGAGGCGTCTTCGTCTCGAAGTTCATCTTCATCTTGATCGCGGTCCTGGTGATCGCGGCGATCTTCGCGCTCGCGAGGGGTGCCTAGATGGTCATCGAGGTGCTGCACTTCAGCTGGGCGCACGACGGTGGCGTCCTCGAGGGCGGGAAGCACGAGATTGACAAGCCGAGTGCAAAGTTTCTCGGCCAGGTCGCAGCCGCAGCGGCCTGCAGCGACCCTCCGGTGCGAGTGGTCAAGGCATCGCAGGAGGAGCGTGGCAAGATTGACAAGGCGGTCCAGTCACAGGCCGAGGGTGAGAAGGCCTACGCCAAGGCACAGAAGGACGGCGACTGGCACGAGGGCAACCTGCGCGCCCACATCGCGGCCACCGAGGCGCGGCTGAAGGACGCCGAGGACCTCCACGACGACGACAAGGGGCGCCTGCTGGCAGCCCTCGCCTCCTCGGAGGACATCCTCGAGCACGTCGAGGCGGGAAAGAGCTACGACGAGGCGGTCGAGCTCGTGAAGGGCGGTAACTAGTGGCGTCGATCGTCGCCGCCGACCTGGTCGCCTACCACTCCGCCACGCAGTCGGACGCCGACGCCATCGCGGTGGGCGGCGCCATCGACACGCTGCGCCGGCCGGACTTCACCCAGATCTCGGCCAACGACGACATCGAGGTCATCTCGACCTCTGCCTCCGATACCCAGAACTGCACGATCACCGCTCGAGCTGCGGACGGCACGATCACCTCGCAGACCGCGGCCCTCACGGGCACGACGGCGAAGATTTTCAGCACGATGGGCGCCTCGGGCGTCGTCGAGCGCGTGCTCCAGGTCGAGCTCGCCTCGGTCGCGATCGGAACCATCACCGTACGCCGCTCGGTAGCGGGTGCAACGCTGCGCGCCATCCCGATCGGCGAGCGCGGCTTCTCGATGGTCTTCCGCAAGACCGCCTCCGACCCGGTCTCGACGGTCAACTACTACGCCAAGATTTTCTGGAAGAACACGAACGGCACGAACGCGCTCCTGAGCGCGCAGGTGAGCGAGTCGGCCGACCCGGCCGGCGTCATCACGCACGGGCTCGCAGCCTCGGTCAACGACTCGGGCACGACGACCAACAGGCAAACCGCCCCGGGCGGGGTCACGTTCGCGGGCACGGCGGCGAACGTCCCGGGCACTGACCTCGCCTCCGGGGCGGCGATCGGCACCTGGCTGAACATGACGCTCGCAGGCGGCGCTGCGGCGATCCGCAACACCTACACCTCGCAGCTGGCCGGGAGCACAACCTAATGCCGACCGAGGGCTAAATGCCCTGGCGAGACGACAGCACCCTCGGCGCTCACGTCTGGGATACCCAGCCCATGAGCGACGACGACCTCGCGGTACGAGACGAGGAGCTCACCTGGCTGCTCCGGCACGAGAAGAAGAACTGGAAACTGTTCAACGGGCGCATCACCGGGCGCGACCGTGACTTCCCGCTCGGCCCGGTCAACGCCGAGGGCACCTACGGCGCGCTGGGGGCGTACCCGCCTTCGGCCTCGATCGCCGCCTCCGCCCTCTCCACAACCGAGACCGGCCTTCTGTCCGCGGCCAACGTCGCCATCTACACGCCGATGCCGCCGAACTCGATCCTGGCTCCGCAGGCCTGGCGCATCGTCATCTGCGGTGTCTACACGGCAGGAGCCACTCCGGGCACCGTCGCCTTCACCCCGCGGATCGGCAACGCGAACACGTCGCCCTCGCTGGGGGCGAGCGCGGCGATCACGCAGACGGCGCTCACCAACGCTTTCTGGATGATCAAGGGAGACATCACCGTCCGCTCGATCGGTGGCCCAGGAACCAACTCCAAGGCCACCGGAGTCTTCGATGCCAAGGTAAACACGGCGGTGGGTGGAGCCTTCAACACCGCCCTCTGGGGAACGGGCACGGCGGACGCCTCGTTCGACTCCACCATCGCCATCGGCACAAACGGCGGCGGTCTCTGGATCGGCGCGGTCGATGCCGGCGCGACCAACCACGCGACCTACACGATGCAGCAGGTCCACTGGATGGACTGGAACTAGATGCGCTGGCTCGCCGCTCTCCTCGTCGCTCTCGCGCTTCCGGCCATTGCTGCGGGCGCGGCTCCGGCACCGACTGTGACGGTGGCCTCCGTCACCCAGACGACGATCACCCTCGGCTCACTCAAGTGCGGCACGAAGTATCGGTTCACGACCCGGACGATCAGCTCGACCGGTGCCCTCAGCAACCCGACCGAGGTGAACACGGCGACCGCGGCTTGCACCGCTCCACCTCCACCGCCTGCCCCGCCTCCTCCACCTCCTCCGGCACCGCCGCCTCCACCACCGCCGACCGGCGACACGGCGAATCTCTGGGTAGGTCCGGGCGCGGGTAGCTGCACCAGGTCGGCCTCTCCGGTCTCCTACTCGGCAGCCTTCCAGTGCTCAAGCCTGTCCGTGGCTTATGACGCGGCGCAGTCAGGCGACGTCGTCGGCGTGACCGGAACCCTGGGCGAGCAGCGCTTCGCCGGCGCCTCAGACGGAGCTCAGCCCGCGGGAACCAAGACCCTGACCATTCACGGCGTCACGGGCAACGCGGTCCGGATGATCCACTTCGGCTCTCCGGGTCTTACCTTCGACGGGCTCAACATCGACGGCAACGCGCAGCGGACGAGCAACGACACGGCCCTGCTCGAGAACAACGAATCGCCTTTCACCTTCAAGAATGGCGCGATCGGCAACGTGGTGGACGACAAGGCTGCGCTTCCGGTCGGCTCTGGGATCGTCTTCGACAACGTCCGCTTCCACGACGCGGTTCTGAAGACCGCCGGGGTTCACATGGAGTGCGTCTTTATCGAGATCCCCGAAGGCCTGGTGATCCGGAACTCGACCTTCAGCAACTGTGCCGTCATGGACCTGTTCTTCGTCTACCCAGACTGGTGGTATCACGGGCCCGCCTACGGCCATGTGACGCTCGAGGGGAACCACTTCGGCGCTCCTGTCCCGCCGAACGGCTCGGTCTACGTCGGCGGCACCGGTCCTAACGGCGACACCACGGCCTACTCCTGGAAGATCCGCAACAACACCTTCGATTCCGCGGGGGTCTGGGGTCCGATGGACTCCTCCGTCATGTGCGGGAACGCCGGGAGCGTGGACGCGAGCTGGAAAGCCCCATGCTGAGGTGTGGCTACTGCCTCTAAAACCTGGGTCTTTGCCTCAAACAACGAGGGGCTAGCGGACCAAAGCATCTCGGCCAACATAACCGTTGCCTGGAGCGCGACTGACGGCAACCCGGCCGGCTCGCTTGAGTGGACGCGCTCTGGCGGCACGGGGGCGATCACCGAGAAGGCAAGCAAGTCGGCGGGCGATAGCTGGGAGACGCTCTTTGGCATCCCGGCCGGGAGCACGGTCACCGACGTGCAAGTGCTCGGCTGGGACGAGCTCAGCTGGTCGACGACTGACACGCGGCGGGTGCGTTTCCGGATCATCAGCACGCTTGACCTGATCACCGTTCACTCGGCCGGCGACCTGTTCGATACGGGCTCCGGCACGCCTAGCCCCAACAACGGCACGCCTGCGGCGAAGGGCGCTGGAACCTCTCGCGCGGTGGATGCCCTTTACCAGCCGTCGAGTAGCGCGGTGAGCTTGGAGATCGAAGTCAACGTCACGACCTCGAGCACACTGGACATCGAGCAGGACAACATTCAGGTGCAGATCACCTATACGCCGCCCGGTGCTGCTTCGGCACCGTTCGTACCTCGCCGTATGCCGCTGGGAGCCTAGATGCCGGGGACGCTGCCAGGAGCGCGAGCCGGTGCCTACGCAGGTGCGGGTGCGCAGCTCAACCCGAACCCTAAGTGGCCGTTTTGGGTCAGTGCGCCGGCCAAACAGGCTCCTGCTGCTCCGGCGACGACTCCTGTGTCCAACGCTCTGGGCTTCGAGTTCGAGGCGCTGGGCGGGGTAGCAGCACAGGGTGTGTTGCCTGTCGAGAGCACGCAGGGGCTGGCGTCTCTGTCGTCTCTTCCCTACGAGCTCCTGCAGGGCGTGGTCAACACCGGCAGCCCTGTCGTCGAATCTTCGCAGGGCATCGCCACGCAGACATCGGATCCGATCGAAGCGGCAGGCGGTGTGGCTGGGAGCGGAGTGTTGCCCGAGGAAGCCGCGGGCGGCGTGCGCAACTCAGGCGTGCTCCCCGAGGAGGCATTGCAGGGCGGGATCTCCACCACTGCATCATCGCCGATCGAGAGTTTCCTGGGCGTGCCGCAAACGAGCGTGCTTCCGCTCGAAGCCCTGGCGGGTATCGCCAGCGCGCTCGGCCTTCCGCTTGAGCTGATCCAGGGCGGAATCGCGACGACCGCGCTCGGATCCTACGAGGCCACGCAGGGTGTTGCTACGACTGGAAGCGAAGCGATCGAAGCAACTGGGGGAATTGCCTCGACAGGCGTGCTTCCACTCGAAGCTCTGCAAGGAATCCGCGGCTCGGGCGTCTTGCCGCTAGAGAGCATCCAGGGCGGAATCGCGTCGGCTCTCGTCGATCCTTACGAGACGCTGCAGGCGCTGACGGCGACGGGAAGCGAACCCATCGAGGCAACAGGCGGAATCGCCGGAACTGTCGCCGCGGTGCTCGAGGCGCTGGGAGGCATTGCTGGGACAGGCATCTTGCCGATCGAGGCGCTGGGTGTGACGGTCACGCCGGTCTCGCAGACGGCCGTGCTTGCTTATGAGTCGCTGGCTGGCGTAGCGACCGGGTTGGTGGATCCCTACGAGGCGCTGGCCCGGGTGTTCTCTGCTCCTGTCCTGCCGGTCGAGGCTCTGGCGGTGATTGCGCCGGCCAGCATCGTCACGCCCTACGAGGCCACGCAGGGGATCCGGACGCTGACGGCCTGGCCGCTGGAAGCTCCATCTGGTGTTGCAGGTAGTGGCGTGCTGCCCTACGAGCTCCTGGCGCGCGTTCTCTCGCTCGCAGGGATGCCGCTCGAGAGCATCGCCCCGTTCATCTTCAACTACGGGCGCCTGCTCGCATCCGACTATGCGGTCTCGAAACTGGCGGCGCTCGCAGCGATCTCCTCAGTCCTGGCGCGAGTCGACATGAGCAAGGCGCTCGAGACCGCCACGGACATGCCTCGCGCGGTGCTGGTCAGCACCTCGAGCGGCGTGCTCCTGGTCGCCAAGGACTACGCGCCATAAGCCGATAGGCAGAGCAGTGGCGGACAACAAGTACAAGGTCGGTCAAGGGGTCACGCTTGAGTTCGACCTGACCGTAAACGGTGCGCCGCAGACGGACACCATCGACGTGGTCGTCACCAAGCCGGACGGGAGCGTCATCAACCCCACCGCTACGCAGAGCCCGACCGGAACCTTCAAGGCGACCTTCACCGCTGACCAGGCCGGGCTGTGGTTCTACTCGGCGGACACGAACACGAACATCGCGGTCGGCGCCGGCAGCTTCGTCGTCGAGGCGCTCATTCCCACCGTTCGGTCCGATGCGCTCACGGACCTGCTCTCTGCTCGCGAGTTCGTGCTGCAGGACTCGACCGACAGCTCCCAGGATCCCCGGCTGGCGCGGCTGATCAACGCCTACAGCCGCAGCATCTACAAGTTCACCCGGCGTGAGTGGCGACCGCAGACCAACGCGGCTACGCGCAGCTTCACCTACGACGGCAGCGGCGTGCTCGAGCTTGCGAATCCCGACAGCGACCTGCGTGCGGTCACGGCGGTGGTGCTCTACACCGATCTTCCTACGGGTTCGCGGCAGACGCTTACTCCACCTAGCGGAAGCGTGCAGGGCGACTGGCGACTGGGTCCGATCGGCGGGACGCCGGAAGGAACCTATCTCCGACTCGAGTTCACCAGCCTGCTCAACCGCCCCTTCAACACCGCAGGCTTTCCGGGCTATGGACCCTGCGAGCTCGACTACAAGGTCGACGTGACCGGCAACTGGGGCATCGCCTCGACGCTCGCGGGTGTTCCCGACGACGTGCAACTGGCCTGCCTGGTTGCGATCGCAGATGCCTACCGCAACCCGGAGGGCTTTGCCAGCCGCGTGATCGGGCCGCTGCAGCTGACCGAGGAGGCCGCGGCGCCTGCGGGCGAGTCGTTCTCCGCGCGCAACCTCCCGGTCGAGGCGCAGGAACTGCTCGAGCCGTACAGGGCACGGACCATCCAGATGATCTGATGCCGACCGCCCGCATTCACGTCGACGACAACTTCCGCAAGCTGAGCGCGCAGTACAGCCGTGCGACCGAGAAGGCTCTAGGCCGCGCTGCGGCGGTGACGGTCGCCGTGGCCCGCTCTGCGCCGGTCGAGTACCAGATCCAGGACGTGCTCAGCTCGATCCGGGTCACGCCTGCCCACACCACCAGCAAGGGCAAGCGGATCATCGTCTACGCGGCTGACTTCCGGGCGATCTTCTTCGAGTTCGGCACCTACGCCCGGCGCCGGCGCAGGATTCGTGGACGCCGCACGCCTCGAGCGGTGGCGATCGCAGCCCAGCCCGGGTCCGGCGTCAAGCCGCAGCGCTTCCTGACCAGAGCTGTGAAGCCCGGGCAGGCCGCGCTTCTTCGCTACCTGCGCGCCTTCTTTCCCTGATGGGACAGCTGACCGACTTCCGCGTGGCTCTGCAGAACTCGCTGAGCACCGCGATGGGGATCGAGTTCCGCAGCGGCATGATCGAGGGACCGGTCGAGGACAGGACCGTGGGTTGTGTCTGGACAGCGGGAGTGCGCGAGTGGGACCAGGACGTGAACCTCGAGCAGGTGTTCGTGATGGTCCGGATCTTCAAGCAGTGGCGCCAGCAGCAGGGCTTCGCGAACACGCAGGTGAGCGAGCTGGAGACGCTGGTCGAGTCCTTGCAGGACACGCTCAAGCCGTTGCAGGCGCAGTTTCAGGGCATGTGGCAGTTCCGGCTGCAGGAGATCGAGATCGACCTGGAGACGAGCGGCCTAGAGGCCACGCTGGTCTGCCTGCGTGACAACCGCTTTGCCAAGGGCGGCTAAGCCGATAGGCAGTACGATGCGACGGGAAAGCCGATAGGCAGGACAGTGGCAGCCAAGTACGAGCTCAAGGCTGGAATCACCCGCGTGCAGATCACGCGTGCCGATGGGTCGACGCTCGAGGTCGAGGCAGGACAGGAGCGAACACCCAAGGATGCCGAGGAGCGCGACCTGCTCGAAGCCCATCCCGATGTCAAGCGCGTAGACAAGGGCGGTAAGTAGTGCCTTCAGTTCCAGGCAATGCCGTAACCGTCGCCTTCGGCAAGCAGACCGCCAAGGGTTCTCCGCAGGCGACTCCGCAGTACAAGCTCAAGCTCACCAGCGGTGACATCGCCCCGGTTCGAGACCTGCTCACGCTGGCAGAGACGGACGCATCGCGGCAGGCCGGCGCCCAGGTGGTCGTCGGCGCCCACGTTGAAGGCACGACCGAGCACTACCTGCGCCCGACAGAGTTCGCCTCGATCGCGTACTGGGCGCTCGGGGCAAATGCCGACTCCGGCTCGACCAACTACACGCACACCGCCACCGCCGGCTCGAGCGGCCCGTACATCACCTGTTACAAGGCGATCAACTCCACCTCGCTGGTCGATCAGTACAGCGACCTGCGCATCAACTCATTGACGGTGCGCGGCGGCGCTGGGCAGGCGCTGACCTACTCGGTGGCCTGGACGGGGCTCAACGCCCTGCTCGGCCAGACCGATCCGGTACTCGCGGCCACGACCGAGACGCCGCTGGTCTACCCGAACGTCACCTGCACCAAGGGCGGTGCAACGCCAGGCACGATCGACAGCTTCGAGATCACGATCGACCAAAACGCCTCTTACATCCAGGGCGACAGCGGCCTCGCCTCGGTTGACTCGGTGTGGGGGCAGTTCGCGGTGACGGGTAGTCTCTCCCTCCTCTTCACCGACGACGCCGACTACCGGCGCTTCCACACCGGGACTTCTTCGGGCACGCAGCTCTCGACGACGGTCTACAACGAGGCGCTGACGATCCTGGCCCAGATCAACAGCAACCTCTCGGTCAGCTTCGTGATGTCGCAGGTCGAATACACGGCCTACCCGGTGCCGATCAACGTCGATGGCTCGCCGATTCGTGTCGCGGCTACCTTCCGCGCCAAGCCGCAGGCGGTCATCGCGAACACGCTCAGCATCGTCACCAAGAACCAGACCGCCACGGCCTAGTAAGCCGATAGGCAAAGCGTGGACGACGACACGCTTGCGTTGCTCTATGCCGCCCGCCAGCAGGCCAAGGCCTGTCAGCGCGCGACCCGGACGCTGGCTCAGATCCTCGCCCAACTCGAGGAGCGCCTAGCGCTCGAAACCGCACAGCCCAAGGAGGGCACAGCGAATGGCACAGGGAGCTACGAAACCCGCACAGCGGCAGCGGCACGCTGAGCAGATCGCAACCGCCGCGCAGTGGGCGCAGGCGGCGTTTCACGTCATCACCTGCCCCAGCGGCGCCAGGGTCAAGGTTCGCATCCCGGACATGAGCATGTTGATGGCCGGCGATGCGCTGCCGGAGCATCTGCGCGTGATCGCCTACAAGATGGCGACCGACGACATCGGCGTGCTCCTGAAGGAGAAGGAGGGCGCGGACGGCAACGGCTCTGCGCCGGAGCTCGACCCGGAGATCCTCAAGGCGGCGACAGAACTCGGCGAGTGGCTGGTGCTCCAGACCGTCGTTGAGCCGGAGCTCACACCCGAGCAGGTCTCGGCCTTGCCCACCGAGGACAAGGAAATGCTGGTCAGCATCGCCAAGCGGGAGAGGGACCGTGACGCCTTCGGCGTCCGCCTGGGGGTCGATCCCCTGTCGCGATGGGACACGTTTCGTCACGAGCACGAGTGCCCTGAGGGTTGCCCGGCATGTGAAAGGGCTCGGCAGGTCTTTTCCACAGCTGAGCTGGGCGAGATGTGAGTGCGGATGCGGCTGGACGGGAGCAGATGACGTGACCCAGTTCTGCATCGAGGAGGCCTGCCTCACCAGGCTCGCCTTCATCGAGGCGCGGATGCACGAGACGCCCGACGAGGACAAGCTGCTCGCGGTCCACGGGCCGAAGCCGCTCTCGCCGCATGAGGAGCTCGGAGCCAGGCACGCGGCGCTGATGCGAGAGGCGCAGAGTTAGTGGCGCTCGGAGGCGCACTTGCAGGAACCGCGCGGGTCGTTCTGCATGTCGACGACGATCGCTTCCACCGCGACTTCAAGCGTGACCAAGAGACATTCCAGCGCGGTACTCGTGAAATGCAGCGGGATACCGAGCGCTTGTCGCGCGGCGTGCTCGCAGGATCCGGTGCCTTCCGCAGCCTCGGCCGCAGCATCGCCTTCGCCTCCGGGTCGTTCCTTGGCGGCGTCGGTTTTGCGGCGGTAGTCCGCTCCAGCATCAGCGCTGCCTCCGACCTCCACGAGCAACTGAACAAGACCGACGTCGTCTTCCGCACCAGCGCGCGGGAGGTCAAGGCATGGTCGCAGACGACTGCCGGGTCGCTCGGCATCGCTCGAGGCGAGGCGCTCGGCTTCGCTGCCACCTTCGGCAACCTGCTCGTGCCGATGGGCTTCGCCCGCAAGGCGGCGGCGAGCATGTCGGTGGCGCTGGTGCAGCTTGCCGGTGACCTGGCCTCGTTCAACAACGCCAGCCCGGAGGACACGCTGCGCGCTCTGCAGGCAGGCCTCGTCGGGCAGGTCAGGCCGCTGCGCCAGTTCGGCATCTTCCTCAGCGACGACCGCGTCAAGGCCGAGGCGCTCGCGGACGGGATCGCGAAGACGAACAAGTCGATCAGCGAGGTCACCCAGGCCAACCGCGGACTCGCGATTGCCGAGGCGAAGCTGCGCGACGTCCAGAAGCAGCACTACGGACCGAATACGACCCAGTACCAGCAGGCGCTTCTGGAGGTCGAGCGTGCCCAAGGCCGAGTGACCAAGGCGGTGCAGGGGCACACGGTTGCGCTCACCGACCAGCAGAAGGCGCAGGCCCGTTACAACATCATCTTCAAGGACTCGAAGGATGCGCAGGGCGACTTTGCGCGCACCTCGGGCGGGCTTGCAAACCAGCTCCGCATCCTACGCGCCGAGACGACCGACCTCGAAGAGAAGCTCGGCACTGCGCTGATGCCGACCGTCCTGCGAATCATTCGCGGGCTCACCGGCTGGTTGGGCAACACGCGCAACGTCGAAAGCCTGCAGCGGAACCTCAACACAACCCTAAGCATCACCGGCGGGGTGCTGCGCGGGCTGTTCGGGGCCATCGGGAACATCACCCGTTTGCTCGGGGGATGGCGGAACACGCTGATCATCCTGGGCGGGCTATGGGTGGGCCTCAAACTGAAAGCCGTTGCGTCCAACGTCGCGATCGCGGTATCCACACGCATAGAAGCGGCGCGGACTGCAGCTGCCTGGACGGCAGCACAGCGGGTAGCTGCGTTGCGGTTTGCGGCAACAGCAAGGAGCGCCGCGGCGGCGAACGCCGCCATAGCTGTATCCAGCCAGGTTGCAGCTCGCACCACTGCCACAGTCTGGCGTGCAGCACTCGCAAGTACCGGGTGGGGGCTGCTGGCGATTGCGGCCGGCGAAGCGGCTACTTACGTGATCTTGCATTGGCAGAAGGTGCGGCGCTGGTTCCGGGTGTTCTGGATTGAACTGCAGCGGCAAGCGTTGCTGACTTTTCAGTCCATGGTCGAGCCGTTCTCGCACCTGCCCGGCAGGTTGGGCGCGTGGGCACGCAGGGCCAAGGAGAGCGTGCTGGCACAGTTGGCCGACCTGGGCGTGCAGTCGCTTGCCCTTTCAACTAAGGCCGGTGACGCCGCCGGGCAAGCCTTCGGCATGGCCTACGACCGCGGCGTCAATAAGTGGGTGCAGAAAGGGCCGCCGGGTGCGCTCGGGCCTACCGATGCGCAGGGGCCTACTTCGGCCGGCCCGCGGCTGGCAGGTGGTAGAGGCGCGCGGGGCGCGGCGGCCATTGCGGTTAGCGCAGCTGCCCAGCCCGGCGCGGGCAGCACGGGCTTCCACCTACCCGGCGAACGGAGGCCTTACGACTGCTCGGCCTTCGTGCAGGCGGTCTACGCGCGGGCAGGCATCCACATCGGCGGCAATACCTACGCGCAAGTAAAGCAAGGGCACCATGTCGACCGCTCGCAGTTGCAGCCGGGCGACCTGATCTTTATGAACTTCCCGGGCGAGCGCAGTCCGGGCCACGTCGGCATCTACATCGGCGGCGGGCGCATGGTTCACGACCACGGCGCGCACGGCGGGGTCGAGGAAGAAGGTGTCCCGTGGGGCAACGTCGTCGATACGCGAACCTACGTCAGCCACGGCGGGCCGAGCATTCCGACCGGTCCCATAGACGACAGCGCTCTTGCGGGAGGTCCTTCTCCGGGCGATCTCACAGTAGGCGGGACATCGCCGAGGGATAGGGCAAAGGCTCGACGCGAGAAGCGCGAACGGGAATACCGCGAAAGAGTTGAGCGTGCGGAGACCGAACCGGTGCGTGGGCGTACTCCGGGCGCTGCGTTCACCGCGCCCTTCCGTGCGATCCAGGGCGTCTTCGAGGCGCGGCAGGCAGGCACGCGCCTGGTGACGCGTCGTGGGACCCCATTTGGTGCGATTCAGGTTCGCGTGCCTGCAGAGCAGGCGCAGACTGTGGCGGACTGGCAGCAGCTCGAGCACCAGATCGCTGCGGCGGCGAAGAAGATCAAGGCGCGGCTGGCGCGCGAGGTTCGGACGCTGGCGAAGCTAAGGCGAGCGCTGAAGAAGGCCGAGAAGCGCAAGCGACCCGACCCGCACGTCATCAAGCGGCTGCGCCAGGAGATCGCCGACTGTGCTGCACGGGTTGCAGTCCTGCGAGACGAGCTCACAGGACTAAGGGGTGACTACATCGCCTGTGAGGAAGCGATCGCTGCGCTCAAGGACGAGAAGGCGGACCCGACTGACCTGCCCGAAGACCTGCAGCTTCAGATCGCCCAGGCCGAGCTAACCGAGGACACCGGAGACGACCTCGCCGCGCTGCAGGCCGAGGAGCGCTACCTCGAGCAGCAACTCAACCGTGCCGACCTGACCACGGCGCAGCGGGTCTCGCTGACGCAGTCCCTCGCCGGCGTGCTGGGCGACATCCGCAACCTGTCCGGGCAGACCGCGGGAACGAACCCGGACCTGGAGGCGCAGCTCCAGCAGGCACTTGCTCTCGCCGCCAACGCGCAGCGCAGCTCCTCACTTGCCAACGCCTTCGTCGGCGCGCTCGACCTGTTCCCCGGGCAGACAGGCCCCGTACCGGGTGCCCCGGCCGCACAGGGCTTCCTGGCGCAGGCACAGGGCGGGCAGGGCGGCACGCTGGTAGTGCAGAGCCTCTTCCCGCCGCCGACCGACTGGCTGCGTGACGCAGCGGGCGCCGTAGCGCAGGGCGCCGGACTCCAGGGCTATGTGCCCGCGAGCCAGACGAACCTGGGGCTGTAGTGGCGAACATCTTCCTCGGCGCACAGAGCAACCGGCCAGGGTCGAGTCTCATCCCGATCATTGACACCGAGCCGCCGACGACGGGCTGGCATTACATGGGCTACGACATCTCCAGCCCGAGCTTCGACAAGCTCTACAGCGGCCCGCGCGGCACGCAGGGCGCACGGCTCGCCGGCGCAACGCCGCAGAACCGGCAGCTGACCTGGAACCTGATGGCGGTCGGCTCGAACCACGACGCGCTCGAGGCCTTGCTCTCGCAGTTGTGGGACCTCGACGACGAGCTCCGGCGCTACGGCGGCACGCTGCAATGGCGCCCGCACGGCGGCAGCTTCCTCATGTACGCCGACATCCTCGACTCGAGCGTGGCGATCGACTGGTCGGCGGCGAACGCGCAGGCGCTCTACACGCTCCAGGCACGGGCGTATGTCAACTGGGCGATCATCGTGCCGCCGTTCTTCGAGGGCGCGCCGCTCGACGTCTTCGACGACTTCGGGACGGACACGACCGGCAACTACACCTTCGACGCGGGCGTGCTCGCCGACGTGAGCGTCAGCGGCACGAACCTCAATCCCGCCGGGACGATGAGCACCGAGCGGCGCCTGATCCACACGGCACGCGGCTACAGCTACGGCGACAGCGAGGTGGAGGTCTTCTACAAGGTCGGCACGACGCTGTCGGGCTTCAAGGCGGGCGCGGTGCTCAAGCGCCTCGACGCCAGCAACTACCTAGAGGTCTACGTCGACGACAACGGCACCAACTCGCGCCTACGCCTGGACAAGGTCGTCGCCGGGTCCCGGACGAACCTCTCGACGGTCAACCTCTCGGTGCGGCTGGCAACCAGCAGCACCTACACCTTGCGCGGGCGCATCGAGGGAAACATCGTCTATCGCGAGCACTTCGCCACCGGCGGATCACCCGTGGGCCCGGCGGATACGCCCTCGCAGACGGCCAACTCGACGCTCGCCGGCGGCGATGCCTCGCAGTTCGGGGTCGGGGTCAGTGGCAAGAACGGCTTCAGTTGGATCCCGCAGCAGTCGTCGTCGTTCATCACGAACTTCAACAACCTGGCCTTCGTCAGCAAGGGCGTCGTGCTCCCGGCGCGCATCGACTACACGGGCAACATCCCGGGAGACGCGCCAGCGCTCGGGACGTTCTCGGTCTCGTTCAACAGCCTGAACTCGATCTACTGGGCGCTGCTGGGCTGGGCGGCGCCGCTGAGCGCAAACGCGCCACTCGGCCTGAAGGAAGCCGAGGGAGCTGCACCGGCGGTCGGGTGGGTATCGACAGCAGACGCCAACTACCACGGCGGCACCGGTCTCAAGCTGACGACCTCGGGCGCAGCGACAACCTCCGCGACCTTCACCATCGCGCCCGACCAGGCGATCCCCGACGACTACCGCGACAACGAGGTCGATGTCGAGGTCTGGGGCCGCTTCGAGCTCGCCTCGACGCTGGTGTCACCGCAGATCCGCGTCTCGGCTGCGGCGGTGGCGCACATCTACACCTCGGAGTACGGGACCGCCTACAAGACGCTGGTCAAGCCGAGCACGGGCACGGCCTTCCGGTTTGTGCGCCTAGGCACGCTGACGTTGCCGACCTACGCAACAGGCTTCTCGCTGCTCGTGGAGGGGCAGGTCTCGGCAAGCAGCACCGGCCAGTTCGGGTTCGACTATCTCTTCCTTTGTCTCGCCAACAAGCGAGCGCTGGGCGCGACGGCCAAGCCTCTGTCGCTGCTTACAACCCCCGCCTTCTACAACGGCAGCGCCGGCTCGGGCACGCGACTGATCCTGTCTGACCTCGCAGGACGCTATCGCAGCGGTGCCGGTACCAACTCGTCTCCAAGCCCGGGACTGGGCGGGGCGCTGATCGAGCTCGACCCGGGCAACGTCTCGGTAGTTGCCAAGACCTCGAGCCTGATTCCGGACGACCCCACGATCAACACCTCGACCGAGCGGCTAGCCGACACGGCGGCTGTGCAACTAGGCGTCACGCCTCGCTGGCGACTGGCGCGCTCATCGTAAGGAGCAGCTAATGGCAATCGAAGTCATCTGGGTACTAGACGCGCAGAGCGGGTTGCCGGTGGCTGTGAAGGCAGACCAGATCGGCACCGACTACGCGCAGGTCGTGAAGGTGGCGCACGGGGCGGACGGGACCCTGACGCTGGCAGAAACCGCAGCGCCGTTGCCGGTGGTGCAAACCGGTGCGCTGCCTGCAGGATCAGCACTGATCGGGCAGTTCGACGCCAACTCGATTCCAGCAAGCTCGAGGACGACGGACTCAAACTCGACAGCCGAGACAGTCGACGTGCTGATGAACAACCTCACCGCACTGACGGTCAAGAAGGCGTTTGCGAACGTCACGGCGAGCTCGACCGACTCCAACATCGTCTCGGCCGTGGCAAGCAAGAGCATTCGGGTTATCTCCTTCCGACTCCACGTCGGCGGCACGGCAACCACTGTCACGTTCAACTCGAAGCCTGCTGGGGCCGGGACCGCGATCTCGGAGACCTTTGCCTGCGGAGCAAACGGCGGGCGTGAGGGGAGCTACCACCCCAAGGGACATTTCTGGACTACTGCCGGTGAGGGGCTGACTGTGACAACCGGCGCTGGATCCACAACCGGCGTAGGCGTCACCTACGTGGAGGTCTGAGAATGGCAACCGGAACGATTCTGCTCTCGCCCGGTGCCGCCACACTCCCGGATGGCTCTACGGGCAACCTCGCGCCTGCGCTCCTGCGTTTCCAGGGCACAGAGACGAACCCGAAGAAGCACTACATGATCCTCGCCTTCGACGGTGCCGGCGGCAAGGAGATTTGCTGGTGGGACTTCCGTATGCCAGTCGACTACGCCTCGGCGCCGGTCGTGAAGATCCAGTGGATGATCAACTCGACCACGGCCTCGAACGTGGTCTGGTCGGCACAGATCGGAGCGATAACGCCCAGCGACGTCGACACGCCGCAGGAGCACGCCTCGGCAGCTGCATCGAGCACGACGACGGCGGTGAACACGACCGAGGCGCGCAGGCTCAACGAGAGCTCGATCACGCTTGCCAACCTCGACTCGCTGGCGGCGAACGATCTGGTCTTCCTCTCGGTCTACCGGGACTCGGCGGATGCCTCCGACACCAGCACGGTCGACGCCGAGATGATCGCGGTCTCGCTGGAGTACACGACTACCTAGGATGGGCGCGCGCAACTTCGCCGGGTCTTCCCTGATCGACTTCTTCGGGACGGGGCTCAACTTCACCGGGGATACGACCTGGGCGGCGCTGATGCGACGAGGCGCCGATGCCTCGGACGACGTGCTCTTCCAGCAGAACACGTCTTCCAACCTCTGGTCGGCACGGCTGACGGCAGGTAACGCGCTTCGCTACCGCACCGGCACGACCAACACCGATGCGCCCACGATCACCAACGTCGTCGCTGACGGCTGGGTGCTGCTGGCGATCTCCAAGGCCACCGGCACGACCACCCCGCGCTTCCACAAGTACGTCTACAGCTCGAACTCCTGGACGCACGAGAACGCCGCGACGACCGTTGCGGACCCGGGCAGCCCAGGCACGACCGACGTGCGTATGGGCGCCGATGAGGCGAGTGCGACCAACTTCACCGGAGACATCGCGGTCGTTGGGATCTGGAACAAGGTTCTAGCCGACTCGCAGCTCGAGAGCCTGCCGCACACGCTCGCTACCTGGTGGTCGGCGACACCGAAGGCGATCTGGGTACTCGACCAGAGTGTCTCGACCAAAATCCCCGACTTCACCGGCAACGGCGGCGGCGAGAACGTTCACACCGCGACCACCCGAACCTCGGCCAGCGTGCCGATCTTTTCTTACATCGGCTCGCCGATCAAGGTGGTCCGCCAGCCTGCGGCCGGCGTGGGCGGTTCCGCTGGGCCTCGAGACCTGCTCTTGCTCGGAGCGGGCTAGTGGCGCTTCTTCCCGACTACACCATCTCAGGCGACACGGCGACGATCTGGTCGGAGGCTGCGCCGCAGGATCCGGGCACGATCGACAGCTCGCAGTACGGCTTCCCGATCAGCGGGGGCACGACGCGCATCTACACCAAGGCGCAGGTCTGGACTCAGGACCCGACGAGACGCAGGCACGGCACCTACGGGATCAAGTGTACGAACTTCAAGGACTCGACCAACCTCGCCAACAATCACTCGAGCATGGGCATGGGGATTATCTACAACATGGGCGGCCCGACTTCTCACCGCCTGATCGAGGGCGACGAGGAGTGGGTCGGCTGGTCGTGGTACTTCCCGGTCGGCTATCAAGGCTCAGGGGCAGGCTCGGCCTGGTGCAACCTGTTCGAGTTCGGCTCCGGTGATGCGACCAAGCACCCGCGCAACGGCTCGGGCTTCGACGCTGCCGACCCGAACAAGCTGACCTGGACCTTCCACAACGGCCGCACGCAGAACCCCGGCGGTGAGGCTGGCTTCGACGTCAACGGCACCTACAACGTGATCGAGAACCTGCTCGGCACCGGAGCGCCGCGCCCGTTCACCAAAGGCGTCTGGCACGACTTCTACATGCACACGATCTACCGCGCGCAGACCAATGGCACGGCCGAGCTTTGGCACCGCGAGGAGGGCGGTTCGTTCGAGAAGCTCTACTCGAACAAGAACGACGGCACGGCGCTGATCAACCGCGCGCCGCATCCGACCTGGTACTACAACTCCGGCTATGGCGTGCCCGGCGGAACCGGCTCGCTCGGCTCCTCGAACGACGTCGCGCACGTCATCACCTACCGCGTCTACCGCTCTCAGGGGACGTTCAATACCTCCAACGACCTGATCTACTGGGCCGACGGGTTCTTCCGGCGCCAGTCGCAGCAGGCGATCCTGAACGAGTTCGCCGCAGCGACGAACCCGACCGCGCCGACGATCACCAGCTTCTCGCCGACAAGCGGCACCGCCGGCGTCACCTCGGTGACGATCAACGGAACCAACTTCACACCGACAGGAACCATCACCTTCAACGGCGTGGCTGTGATCAGCGCCGTCTTCGTCAACTCCACTCAGATGACGGCCACCGTCCCGCCCTCGGCCACCACCGGCAAGATCCAGGTCACCACCGCCAACGGCACTGGGATCAGCGCGACCGACTTCACAGTTGGTGCTACCTCACCGATCGTGCTGCCCGACCCGGCTGCCGGGCATCTGCGCGTCGGCAACTCGCAGGAAGGCGCCTACAGCACCGGCTCGGTCGTCGACACCAAGCGCGTGATCAAGCGCAACATTGGCGCCGGGAATCAGGTCTCGATCGACCAGGCCTATGCGCTCGTTGTCGGCGATCCCGCTGCGGGCAACGAGCCGCTTCGCCTGGTGGTCTATGACGACGACGGCGCGCAGGCGCTCCCGGGCAGCCTGTTCGGCTCGAGCGACTCGGTCACGGTCACGCAGGGATCGGCGGCAGCCTGGGTGTCGTTCCCGTTCACCACTCCGGCCAACGTCAGCGGAGGCACGACAGGAGACATCTACTTCGGCCTTCACTTCGGCGGTCCCGGCTCGGTCTCGTTCAGCTATCAGAGCGCCACCGGGCAGGGCTGGAGAATCGCCGACGTCTTCACAGACGGCCCCAGCAATCCGTTTGGGATCAATCCTGTGGTGATCAACATCGAGCCCTCGGTCGTGGTGGACTACGCGGCCACCGGCGACACGCGCGCTCCGCTTCTGATCGGGGCGACGATCACGAACAACACGGTGCAGTTGGACTACGACGAGCCGCTCGACACCAGCAGCGTGCCGAGCATCAGTGCTTTCACGGTCGCTGTGAACCAGGCCGCCTTCCAGATCACCGGCGTCTCGGTTTCTTCCTCGAGCGTCTTCCTGACCCTGGGGCAGCAGGTCACCTTCCAGGACAACGTGACCGTCTCCTATGTCCCGGGCGCCAACCCGATCCAGGATGCCTTCGCCAATCCGAGCGTGGCGTTGACGAACCAGGTGGTTGCCAATGCAACCCAGCCACCTCCGGGAGCGCGGCGCGTTGACCCGGCAAGCCGTGTCGCGATAGCTCGCAGGATCGACCCCACAGATCGACGGACCGGCGAGGGCGGCGGCTTGTGAGCCTCGTCCTCCTGTTCCGGGGTGCGCCGACTGCCCCGCCTCCTCCACCTCCACCGCCTCCGGTTGTCGACGTCCTGCCGAAGCGCGAGCGCTCGGGCGGGCCGGGTGTCACCGACGAGGCGAACATCAACGTCAAGCCGCTCGGGCAGGGCTGGGAGCGGCTGGGCAGCGAGCGCTTGCGCGGGCTGGTGCCGGAGGGGATCGAGGCGAGCTGCAACGACTGGGGTCCGGATACGCTCAGCTTCACGCTCAAGGCTGAGGCAGGCGGGCGCCGGCCGGACCTTCTGCCCTACACGCCGGTCGAGCTCGAGATCGGCGGCGTCATCTGCTGGGCGGGTTTCATCTGGACACGCCCCTCGGATACGAACAACTACAGCGTCAGCTGTCGCGGCTGGCAGTACGCGCTCGACTTCTTCCCCTATGACCGCGCCTATGTCCACACCAGGCTGAGCGACTACCAGGACCAGCGGAGCAAGCTCACGGCCGACCTGACGGTCTTCCGCACCTCTGGCACGGTCAGCGTCGACCAGGGCGTGATCACGCTCGGCTGGCCGAACGGCGCACAACTCGGTGCAGGCGGTGCGCGGGTCGGCGTGACGATGGACCTCGGCCCGAACTCGACCGGCAAGCGCGTGATCATGGAGTGGGAATCCTCGAACAACGACAGCAACAGCACCTGCACGGTCGTGGGTTCTGACGGTGAGGCTTACGGAAGCGTGGGCGAGACAGGGATCAGCTTCACGCTTGACGTCGGCACCTCGGGCACAGCCGGGGGCACGTTCACCACAGCCCGCCGCTACATCCACGTCGCCCTGATCCGTAGCGGCACGCCCCTGGCGGACGTAACCTTCCGCATCAAAGCCATGCGAGTGTTCCGTGACACGACCTACGAGTCCGCGACACTCTCGGTGCTCAGGGCCGACACGCTGGTCAAGGACGCTCTCACCTTCGCCACCGGCAACGGCAACCTGCTCAACGCCGACACGAGCCTGGTTCAGGCTGGGACATTCTCGATCCCGGAATACGTCACCGGGGGCTACCAGACGCCCAGGCAGGTGATGGAAGGCGTCAACGCTTACGAGAACTACCGCCTCAAGATCGGGGGCGGTGACTTGCGCACGGTGGTCTTCGACCCGAAGCCATCGGTCCCGCGCTATGAGGTGGGCGAGTGGTCGGGCGCAGCCTTCAGCGACTCGACGATGGCCGGCGACGACATCTACAACTACGCCATCACCGACGCCTCTGGGCCTGACGGTGCGCGGGTTGTCTCGGCTCGCACGCAGACCTCGACGCTCGTTGACCGCAACGGCTTCAACCGTGCCCAGGTTCTGAGTGTGGGCTCTGCTGTCACCTCAGCGGTAGCCGACCGCTTCGCCGACCTCTGGCTCGCAGAGCACCGGGCGGCGCCCTTCAGCGGAACTCTTGCCCTCACCGGTGGGGGAGCAAGGGCGCTCGAGAGTGGTAACACCGTGCCGCCCTACATGCTCCTGCTCGCCGCGGGTGAGTTGATCCGCTTCCAGAACCAGCTCGACCCGGACAGCAACGGCTGGGGGCGCGACGGACGCATCGCCGGCGTCACCTACAACCACGACAGCAAGATCGCCAACGTCTCGATCAGCAACCAGCAGGACCGCTTCGAGAAGGTGCTGGCGCGCTTCGGGGTTCTGGCCGCGCAAGGCCAATAAGCCGATAGGCAAGGCGACAACCCTTTGAAAGGAGTCCCCGATGGGATTCAAGACGCCTGACATCACGCTCGCACAGATCCTGGCCGCAGTCGGCTGGGTCGTGGCCCAGCTGGTCACGATGGGCGTGGTCGACAACAACACCTCGCAGTTCATCCTGCAGGTTGCCTCGACCGGCATCACCGCAGCCTGGATGATCGCGGACGCAGTCATCCGGCACGGTCGCTCCAAGGTCGCCGCCGCGGCAGCGGCAAGTAACCCGAACGTCAACGTCTGATGCCCGTCGCGCTCGGCAAGAAGCCGGCGGTCAGCAAGCCGAGCGATCTGAAGCTCACCAGCTTCCTGATCGCGCTGCCACCGCTGCCGTCGAAGCGCTTCGGCTACGGAACGCTCTTCACCGACTGGCGGATGCTCGGCAACGACTACGTCGGCGACTGTGTCTTCGCCAGTGCCGACCACCAGACGATGCTCTGGAACAAGCTCGCCGGGCATCCGGTGTCCTTCACGAAGGAGAACACGCTGGCCGACTACTCGGCGGTCACGGGCTACAACCCGAAGGACCCGAACTCCGACCAGGGCACGGTCGTGCAGGAGGCGCTGAGCTACCGGCGCAAGACCGGTGTCATCGACTCGAACGGCAAGCGGCACAAGATCGACGCATACGCCCGCATCCCGGCCGGGAACTTCTCGCTGATGCTGCGCTGCGTATGGACGTTCGGCGCGGTCGAGATCGGCTTCGAGGTCCCGAGCTCGGCGCTGGACCAATGGCACGCGGGCGAGGTCTGGGACGACGTCGGAGACTCCAACATCGAGGGCGGGCACGACGTGCCGATTGTCGGCTCGATGGACCCGACCACGGAGTGCTCCTGCATCACCTGGCGGCGCAAGCAGCGGATGACGAAGCGCTTCTACGAGCGCTACAACGACGAGGCCTGGGTTCCGCTCTCGTTCGAGCAGATGACCGCGGCCGGCTTCAACGTCCGCCACATCGACCAGGCAGGCCTGAAGGACGCGCTCTCGAGGCTGTGAAGACGCTCGTCCTCGGAAACAAGGACAAGGCCAAACACGGCCCAGTCCATGACGCCCAGTATCTGCTCGCGGAGGGACGGTTCGGCAACTTCCATCCCGGCCCTCGAGACGGGATCTTCGGAGACCAGATGGCGGCTGCGATCAAGCGGGCCAAGTGGCAACTCGGCTACCCCTCGTCAGCGATCGTCCCGGTCTTCGGGACCCGCCTCTACCACTACCTGCTGCTGAAGGAAAGAGGCGGCTGGGTGCTGCCGCCTGCCTTCCTCGTCCGACGCGCGGCTAGACGGCCGAAGCCGACCTCGAAGCGCGACCTCGTCTGCGACTACGCGCGCTGGGGCGTGCGCAACGAGGGCCAGATCGGCTACGCCCAGGTACGGCCGATGCCCTCGAACCCGTGGTCGCTGCCGATGCACACCGATTGCTCGGGCTTTTCCACGATGGCCTACAAGGCGGCGAAGGCACCAGACCCGAACCACCTCGGTTACAACGGCTCGGGCAATACGGACACGCTGCTCGCGCACGGGACGCCGGTTTCGATCGCCCAGCTGCGGCCGGCCGACCTCGTCTTCTACGACCACCCGGACCACGTCGGTATCTACATCGGCAACGGCTTCGTGATCGAGCACGGCTCGAGCAGGGGTCCGCGCTGGGAGCCAACCGGCTACCGGACGGTCACTCACTGCCGGAGGTATCTCTGATGCCCGACCCCGTTCCACTACAAGCGATCGACGCAGTCTCTGCTGCTTCGCAGGGAGGGTTTTCCTACAACCACGGGATCATCTGGATCGTCGCGATCGGGATGGGCGAGTCACGCCTCGATCGTCACGGCTGCGTGATGAATGCCGTGGCCCGGCACGTCAACGACGACGGCTCAGTCGACCGGGGTTGGCTGCAGTTGAACTCGGTCCACAAGGACATCTCCGACGCCGACTGCGACGATCCGGTCAAGGCCGCTGCCTACGCCTTCACGAAGCTGAGCGCGAGCGGGACGAAGTTCACGGCCTGGGCTGCCTACAACTCCGGCGCCGCCAAGGAGTTCTTCCCGGTCGCGTCTCTGGCGTACCAGGCATGGCAGAACGGTCGCTCGGCCGACGACTTCAAGCACGCGCTGGATGCGGCCAACCAACACATCAGCGAGCTCGACGAACGGATCGCTGCGGCGGTCAAGGCTCTAGGCGGCTAGAGCGGGTAGTTGGCGTGCGAAGTGAGCCTACGGGAGGAGGTAACGGCGTTGGATTCCAGTTGAGGGACCATGAGCGGCGGCTCGAGCGCCTCGAAAAATACGAGCCCGCCGTCGTGCAACAGCGATTGAACGATCTCGATCGTGAGCTCTCTCAGTTGGAAGCGCGAATTATGAAGCGTCTGGACGAAAGCGACACTCGAGCGGCTCGCCGCCTCGACGAAAGCGACGACCGCTCGAAGTGGCAGACCCGCGCGCTGATCGGAGCGATGCTGACGATGCTGGGGTCGCTGACCGTCTTCCTGCTGCTGATCCCGCATGGATAGGCTGTTCGGGCCAAACAAGCACGGCTGGCGGCTGTTCGTGACGATAGTCGCCCTGGCCGCTGGGATCGCCGGCTTACTCGGTTACCGCTTCTACATCGGCGGGCAGCGGATCGACAGGAACGCAACGGCGCTGACCGCACTCTGCGCTCTGCGGCTCGACCTCGAGAACAGGATCAAGGGGCAGCGCCAGTCGATCCTGAACGGCGTTGTCTTCCTGCACAGGCACCCGAGCGGCGCGTTCGGTTTCAGCAAGGGCGAGATCCGCGCCAGCATCTCAGCCCAGCGCCGCTCCTACGAGAACTCCATCCGAACACGAAAGGCGTTGAACTCGCTCGACTGCGGAAAGTAGGTCCGATGAGACACACAGCGATCATCTTGGCGTCGATGATCTTCTGGCTTCCGAGCGCGGGCATGTCCGGCTCGATGCAAACGAAGCCTCTACGAACTCGCGTTGCTCTGCTCGAGAAGCGGGTGGCGAAGCTGGAGAAGCGGGCGTCGAGCCTCGAGGCCAGAGAGAGCAAGCAGGACGATCAGATCGCCGCCTTGCGCACGCTCGTCTGCCTGCAGTTGCCGACCTGTTGATGCCCCACTCTTGACACGGTCTGCCCCGGGGTTTATAGTGGGGCGCAGTTAGTCCAACGACTAGGGAGGCACAAGATGACCAGCACCGCAATCGCACAGCCCACCGTTTACCTCGTCATCGGATCGAGCGCCATCGCTCGCGACGAGAAGGGCGAGATTCTGGAGACCGTCGACTGGACTGACGACAACCAGCCCGACTGGACCGATGCGTGCATCTGCGACTTTCGCGGTGCTGGTGGCGAAGAGGGCTTCAAGATGCTCCACGACGCCCTAGAGGCAGCGGAGGCGAACGCCAAGCTCATCGGGGACGACATCGTTCGCTTGCCCTAAATGGCAATCACGTCAGACCTACAGAACGTCCGCGTCCGGCTTGAGCCTGAGACTGTCACCGTGCTGCAGAAGCGCGCGAAGGAGAACGAACGCAGTCTCGCAGCCGAAGTCCGGTTCATCGTGAAGGACTACCTAGAAACCCACCGCAACGGGAAGGCCGCATGAAGCGCGCAATCTTCTTCGCTGCGCTCGCCGCAGTCGCGACTCCCACAGCCTTGGCAGCACCACGGCACGCTGTGAAGTCTCACGATGTCGCGCACGTTCGGTCTGTCGCTCTGCACAGTGCGTCGGGTTGCTTCCACGCCTCGCCGCGCCAGTGGGTCTGCCCTGACAAGCCGAAGGTGACGCACGGTGTCGGCTCTGCCAACGTCGGCGACGGTGGCTCAAGCCTCCCGCCTTGCAACTCTTCATGGTGGGGTTCCAGCACGGTCTACCAAGGCCGTACATGGAAGTGCGCCAAGTACGCCGACCACTGGGTGATCGTATGAGCGAGCGGACGCTCTACGCCCTCGCCGGAGTCTGCTTCGGGTTGCAGGTCGCAGGCGTCTATGTCTGGATGCGGTGGTGGACTCGTTGAGCACGTCCGACCGCATCCTCGAGTACATCCGCTCCTGCGGGCACTCGCCCACGGTGCGGGAGATCGCAGACGCAGTCGGTCTGTCCTCGCCGTCGACGGTCTACGTCCACCTCTACGGGCTGGAGAAGCGCGGTCTGATCGAGCGGCGCGGGCGTGAGCGCAGGATCGTGGTCAAGGAGGCGGCGTGACCGAGGCCAAGATGGAAACCGGAAAGACCAAGTTGGAAGCGGTCACTTGGGAGATCTTTCCGAGCGTCAGTCCAAGTGGCGCGATGGTAGCGGTCTCGATCGACGGTGGGACCTACGGCGCGGCCAGGATCTACCTCGAAGCTGAGCAGGCCTTTGACTTCGCTGCCCAGCTTTCGCATGCAGCGGAATGGTGCAAGCGGAAGGAGGCAGCGTGACCCACTGCGAGAAGGTGCTCACGCTCCTCAGCGACGGCAAGCCGCACACGCATCACGAGCTCTACCGGCTCGGCGTGATCGCCCACTCGCGGGTCGCAGACCTGCGGCGCAAGGGCCACAACATCGCCTGCTGGACGGCACGCGAGCACGGCGAGAACGTCTCCGTCTACCAGCTCGTCGGTTCGTTGGAAGGGGCCGCGGCTTGCGGCGAGTACGCGGTCCCTTCGAGCGAATCTTCGGAGAGCGTGGACGACCTGGTCATAACGGGCTCTGCGCGTCTTGTGGGTGACTCATCTCTGCCGCGTGAAGGCGAGGACGTTCATCCCTCGCCGCTACCCGTGCGCTCTCCGGAGTCTCTTTTCACGTACCCGAGGACACCGGACTGGGCCTGACCATGAGCATCTACGAACGACTCCTGCGCAACTGCTGCCCTGACTCGCCGATCGACATCGAGGAGCACGCGCAGCTGATCCTGGTCGTGGTCTGCACTGCGAAGAAGAGGCCGAAGCGATGAGTAAGCCGAGCCTCTATGTCGACGTGGATGGCGAGCAGTTCCAGGTCGAGACGATCCGCCTAAAGCCCGGCGACAAGGTCGTGTTCTCAACAGACCAACGTCTGTCGATGGAGGCTGCCGAGCAGATCAAGCGCCGCGCCAAGGACTTCTTTCCTGACAACCAAGTGCTCGTGGTGCAGGGCATGTCCGTGATGGTTCAGGAGGAGAAATGAGCGAGACCGCCACCGTCATGGTCAAGGAGGTCAAGCGCGTCAAGGAAGGCACGAACGCGAAGGGCAAGTGGACGATGTACGGCCTGGTCGACGGCAACGACGACCTCTTCTCGTGGTTCAACAACTCGACGCTCTTCGATGACGCGAAGAAGCTCGAGGACCACAAGGCCGAGATCGAGTTCAAGACGACCGACAAGGGTCGGAACCTCACGGCGATCAAGCCGGCAGAGCCGGAGGCGGCCGAGACACCGCCGCTCGGAACTGGCGAGTACGTCAAGGGGCAGTCAGCGCCGAACGACGCCAAGCGGATCTTGCTTTGCGTGGCTTGGGAGCGCGCGGTCGAACTCGCCAAGATTGAAATCGCTCACGCACCCGCGCGGGAATGGTCGCACGCGCTGATCTTCGACATGACCAAGAAGTACGCCTACGACGTCTACGTCGACTTGCTCGGAACCAGCGGCCTACTAGGTGACGAGGACTTTCCGTTCTGATGGATTCCTCGCCGCCACAGGTCTGCGGTCGCCTCGTCTACAGCGGCTTCGGCTTCCGCTACCCCTGCACCCATCTTCGTGGGCACTGCCCTGTCCACAACCAGCCTGCGTTGGCACCCCCCGACGCAGAAGGAGCGACCCCATCGCTCCCCTCAATCGCAGACCGGGGCGGGACCTCCCTGGCTCGCCCCGGTGCTGTTCCTGCGCCACGACTTCTCGAGGAGGACGCCGCGTGAATTCAACAGGAGGACGACTGATCGGACTCTGCGTAACCGCCCTGGTGGGCTTGTTGCTGATCGGCTTGTTGCTAGTCGGTGTCGCTTCGGGTTGCAAAGCGTGGACGCGCTACCAGAAGCGGGCCGATGCCCATAACCAGGTAAAGGTCACGGCGATCCAGATTCAGAACCAGCAGCAGCGAGTCAAGATCGCCAAGCAGCACGCGCAGATCCGGTTCCAGAATTCCATCGGTATCCGCGAAGCGCAGGACGAGATCGCCAAGACCCTGACTCCGCTCTATGTGCAGTTCGAGATGGTCGAGGCGCTGAAGGCGATCGCGAATAGCGGAAGCAACAACAGCACCGTGTTCATTCC